ATATTCTGCTGGACATGAATTAAAACAAGCTAGAATTTATATTAAAGAACTAGAAAATATATTTCCAGAAGTAACAGAAGTTGATAGCAACCATTCAAGTTTAGTTTATCGTAGAGCATTAAAGTTTGGAATGTCTAAAGAGTTTTTAAAAGACTATGGAGATTTTTTAGGTACAAAAAAATGGAAATGGGTAGACGATTTAACACTTACAATGTCTAATGGACAAAGATGTTTTTTTACGCATGGTCGTAGCGCAGACGTATTAAAAACTTCACAGGCTATGTCAATGAGTTGTGTTCAAGGGCATTACCATACAAAGTTTGTAATATCTTGGTGGGCTAATCCTGATAATTTGTTTTTTGGGATGAACGTGGGGTGCTTAATAAACCAGAAATCTATGGCATTTGCCTATGCTAAAAATTTTAAAACTAGATTTATTTTGGGTTGTGGGATTATTTTAAATGGTGTACCAAGATTATTACCGATGGTATTAGATAAACAAGGAAATTGGATAGGAAAGATAGTATGACCTCAAACAAGCTAAAAAATACCCTTTTAAAGAGCCATAGAGCCACACAGAACGACAATTCAGCATTTTCTGAACAGGTACAAGGCAATCACTATAAATCGCTTAAAATTCAGCCTTTAGAGTATTCGATGGCTAATGATTTTAATGCCTGTCAAACTCACGTTGTAAAATACATATCAAGATACAACAAAAAGTGGAAAGATAAAAAAGATCAAATTAAAGATTTAGAAAAAGCAAAGCATGTAATTGATATGCAAATAGAATTAATTAAAAAGGATTAATATGTGGTTGAATTTATTATCTTTAGGTGTAAAGACTGCTGGAAAGATTTATCAAAATAAACAAAAAACAAAACAGTTGTTGTCAGATGCTCAAATGCTTCATGCTGAGCGTATGGCGAAAGGCGAGATTGAGTACAAGGCAAAAGTTATTGAAAGTAATGACAATGGGTATAAAGATGAATTCGTACTCATTCTTGTATCTATTCCTATTCTTTTATTGGGTTGGTCTGTGTTCTCTGACGATCCTGAAATTCGTAATAAGCTAGATACGTTCTTCGAATATTTTTCAAATTTACCTTATTGGTATCAAGCTATTTTTATTGGAGTAGTTTCTGCAATTTATGGATTAAAGGGTGCTGACATCATGCGTAAAAAATAGTATGATGTTTAATGGACAAGATCAAAGTAGACGCAGTTATTACAAGTTTAGAGTTACAGCTTGAGGCTCCAAGTAATCCTTACGGCTCGTATGTTTGCTTTCGCTTTGTAGATACCTTTCCAACTTTTCCAAAAGTAAATGAAATGATTTCTGAAATTAATAAAAGGGAAGATGTAGATTTAATTGACTATGAATATAGTTACACAGGAATACATGAAGATACAGATATATCTAATTTAGAAATTACTAGAAACTAATGGGGGATTGCTCCCCCACTAATATTACTTTGTAAGCTTTTCTATTGCTAAATTATTAATTGATTGTTGCTTTAAATGATCACAATAAGAGTGTCCATTCTTAGCCTCAACCTTTGAAAAAAGATATAGTTTTTTTTTATCAGAAAGTTCTTTTTTAACTTTCATATATCTTTCATCATTAGTAGCTTTAACTTTAGCAAGAGATACAGATAAAGATTCATTAGTCATTTTTTCATTAACGACATAATCAAAAACTTCATTAGCTTGATCTTTTATTTCATCATATTCAATTTCAGCTTTTACCAAACGTTTATCTAACGCATCGACATAAGCTAAAATTCTATGAGGGTCAAAAGTTTTAGGTCTTATTTCTATATACTTAGGCTCACTCATTAACCTAGTTCTTGTTCATACTGTTCTGGGTTAAAGTCAGTCGCACTTTCTTTAGCCCAATCTATTTCTTCTCTTGGACTATTAGGCAACTTATCATCAGTTAGCTGATAACCTTGCTTAGCTTGTTGGTAGCTTTGCTGAGGTTGTTGCATTTGGCTTTGTGGATTGTAACCAGATTTATTATATGGCTTAACCATATAGTAAGTTATTTCTAGTTTCATTCCGTTACTGTATTGAGTAGGTTCTCCTTGTGTTACTTTAGAACCCCACTTAGCAACATAGCCTGCTCTAACATATTGTTGTATTTGTGGAGAGTTTAACCAAGCCTGAACGTTTGTTAAATCAAACATTTGTTTAGTTAAACTACACTTAAATTGAGCCTTATTAGATGAAGCTTGATATTCCATCTTTGGTGCTCTATTTCCAGTGCTGTAGAGTGTAAGTGTTAAACCTGCGAATGGCAGATTTTGTCTTTGTGTTTGCATGTTTTTATCCTTGTTTTGTTTCTGTTTTTATTTTTGTTTATGCAGTTCTTTAGCTATGCAAATATTAATAGCACCAAGAAACGCATTCAACATTTGTTTATTTAATGGAAGTTCTTTAACCTCAATCTTTCCATCTTTCTTAGGTAGTCTTATGATTAAACCTTTAGAAATTTTAAGGTTAGTTTCTTCCTCATAGGCTTGTTTATATGCATTTAACTGCAACGTATAGTCAAATGATATATGATTACTTGTTTTAATATCTGCTAAAATAAGATTGCCATTCTTATCTTTTAAAACAAGATCAAGTGTACCAGCATAGTTATATTTTTTAGAAAAAACTTTTTTCTCTAATTCTACAACTTGATACTCTTGTTTATTCCACCATTCTAAGAATAGGTTCCAACAATTAATAACCTTTTCATCAGATTGATTGGGAATTTTTTTACCTTTTAGAAAGTCTTCAATCAAACCATGAACAACTGTTCCAACAAGTCCAGCATCTTTTTTAATTTCTTCTGTCTTGTTTTTGGCTTGATCAATTATTCTTTCTAAAATAAGTCGATCAACAGGCTCCCCATAATCTAACCTTTTATTTAATTCGTTTTTAATTTCACGAATAGGTGTAGATACTAGCCAACCTGTTAGTTCTGGTTTAGGAACACCATTACTGCATATTCCTGTTACACTTTCTACTTTCTTACCTTCATGATAATAAACGTGTTTGTCATCATCAAAATCTAAAGTAAGACCATTTTTTAGTTTATGTTTTATGTACATGTTTTCCTTTTTAGTTTAGACGTTCTATTAATTGCGTAACATCATATTTGTAATACTTACATAATGAAAACAATTTAGCAACATCAGTTTTTATACCTTTTTCAAATTTATAAAGTTCATAAATAGAATTAAAGTATACTTTGTTATCTTCTACTACTGCCTCTGCAGTAATATTTTTCTCAAGTCTAATATTCTTAAACTTAAGTCCTATGATTTGATTAAAAAGTTTGGCATCGGGTTTCTTTTTAAAATCTTCAACCATACCTTTAATCATATATCCTGATTTAACTATTTTATTCATTTTACCTCCTAGTTTAAAACAGAATGTCCACGATTATTTAAGCACATTTTATATATCTTTGGATAATCATAATCCATCTTAGGTGCTAACCATAAAACACTTGGACGAACATAATAGTTCCAAACATACTTAGAACCCTCAACTATTTCATTTGTATTATCTTTAGCTAAAGTTTTACAATGTTGTAAATCATTAGTTAACTCAACAGCTTTGGATTCATTAAAAGTACCACTACGACCTGCTGTATCAACAACAGGATTATACGCACAACCTTGTACGAATATAATTAAGCATAGCCATTTTTTCATATTTTGCCTTTTCTATTTTTAATTGTTTTTTGTAACTTCTATAAGATAAAGCCTCAGTAATTTTTGGCATTATCTCATAAACCTCTACGAAGTATGGATTCATATCGCTAAAAGTCCAATGACGTCTTTTAGAAATACGATTTATAATATCCATTCTTCTATTTTTTATCGCTTCTGTCTGCGCTATTTTGTTTATTGCCATTTTTTGCTACCTCCATATCTAGCTCTACTATTTTACCTTCAGTATTATTTATTTTTTCGTTTAAGATATTTCTTAACTCATAAAGAGTAAATAACCTTTCAGTTAATTTTGCTCTTTTAGTTATATCCCTAAACTCTTTTATTAAATCAACCATATCATTACTCCTATTGTTAAGATTGAAATAGTTGTAATTGTAAATGCCTTTACATACCTACGATGTATTGGCTTTCCATATATTATCATTTAACACCTTCCTTGTTAAAATAGTCATTCCAAAACTTATCATCATCTTCTTCTCTAGCTTTTACAGTTGCATCTCTAACTGTTTTAGAAATTAAATCACAATTATAAAAGTCATTAAGCATATCTTCAAAAGGATAATGAGTTAGTCCATCTTGTTTTGCTACATTCCAACGAACTAAATTGTTTTCAATAAAAACATCTTTATAATTTTCAAAGACTTCTTTAACTGTTTTATTTGCTTCTAGCTTTATAGTCATATTACCTTTCTTGGTGGGGAATTGCACCCCACCGATTTGTTGATTTATATTGCAATTCTCATAGGGTTATTTGAAAATACAATCAAGCCACCTAGTTCTTGAAAGAATCTAGCTCTGGCATCTGATCTATTTTCATCATTACCCATATTTGTAATTGCATTTGCAAGATCATATTTTGTTGTAGTAAAAGTTTCTCCAACATAATGATTAAGTCGTTCAAAGATTTGTGCTCTTTCTTCTTGCGACACACCATGTCTTTTAGCGATCTGCACTATTTGATGTGAGTTGATATGTTCTTTGGTAGACTTATGAAGTTTATCAAAGCTTTCATTCCACACTTCAATATTGTTAATAAGATCAATTTGTTTTTGCATCTTATCAATAATAGTTATGTACTGATCGTCTTTAGTTGGGTCGATTACAATTTTACCAACGTGTCTTGAATAAAATTTATTCAAGTATCTTGGAGCAACCATACCATTCGTACAAACTAATCTGTAAATAAATGGCTGAATGACCAAGCTACCACTACCGATTTCACTATTGGTAATTGTAACACCACTTTGTACTACATCGCCTTTCTTAATCTCTCCTTCAACTTTAGGATTTACGGCAGTAATATTAAGTGTATCTCTATCGTAGTTGACATACTTAATTGACAAACCTAAATCCATAAGTTTGTTAAGGGTATGATTGGCAACAACATCGTTATCAATTCTTTTGTAACGATTTGAACAAAGTGCTCTTGCCTCTTTAACAGTTTCGTATGGAGAACCATCTGGCTCAACTTCATACGTTCTAAGCATCAACTCTTTATCTTTACTTTTATTAATCCAAAAGTTAAGATTGTGAGCAACAAGTTGTTGAGAAATAGGTAGACACTTTCTTATATACTGCGTACCGATTTCTAATTTGCCACATAACTGATTTAAAGAATGATCATTTAAACTAAACTTTCCTCTAGTTAAATGACTAACTTCCAAATCAGGATAGTTATAAACATTGTTTTCAGTTATGTTTATGCTTTTCAAATCAACAAGATAGTCTGCCTTGTGTTTTGTATCTTCATTAATTTGAGTAAGCATTTGTTTTACGTCTTGTCCTTTTTTCATAAGGTTCCTTTTAGTTATAAAAAGATGCGACTGGCATCATCAGTAATTATCCATCACGATAATTAGACAAATAAATTTGTTTCGCCATTACTTGACTACAAAGTAGGAATTACCCAACACTTTGTGAGGACTTCAGTTGATTAAAGAACTTTTCTTGCTATTGCCAGAATGGGTTTGGAAGCCATTTTTATCGAACAAGAACTCTAGGGTTAAACTTAGAATTACCGCCAACTGCTCTGAAATCGAATTTTATATGTTTTAAGACGAGTTCCGATTTATACGTAGTCTAGTTAAGTTAACTATGCCAAAACCAACAAAAAAAGCAAAAATAAAAATGACACAAAAAAACATATGTTTTAGCTAAAAACATTAAAAAAAGGTAAATTTTAACGAATCAAATTAATTAAAATTATTTATATTTACATCAATGATCAAATCGGGTAAAAATTTTAGTGAGTATTTTGTCTTTTCATCATGCTCCCTTTCTAGTTATAAATGGGGTAAGTTTTACCGATTTCTTACCCCACAACTCACAGGAATAAAATGAACGTTAGATATAAAATAGCTTCAATGCTTGTGGCAATTCGTTATGATAAAAAACAAACTCAAATGAAAGTTGCTAAAAAGTTGAACGTAACACATCAACAAATACAAAAATATGAAAAAGGTGTTAATGGAATATCTGCTGAAAAGTTAATTGAATTTTGTAATGCGTATGATGTTCCAATAAATATTTTTCAATATGGAGATGCTTATCAAGTTTTAGATGCTTCAGATATTTCAATATTGAAAAAAGAAAAGGCAATGTTTTTAATAGATAAACTAGAGGAGAAAGCAAATGATAAAAGTGGAAGTGAAAAAAATCTGGCTGGGCAAAGTATCAGTTCGGGAACATATATATAAAAAAGCATTAAGAAAAAAAGAATCGCTAGGAATTGTACATGGTTCAGAGTATATGTTTATTCCTTACGAAAAATTAAAAACTGCAAAAACTTATACTGATCAAAGTTTTAAAAGTAAGTATAATGGTAAAGAATATTGACTTGTAGATTTTGATTGGAAGCCTTATAAAGAAGAAAATACAAATCAGGAGAAGCTTTTATGATTGAAGATGATTTTTTAGACATACCTAAAACTGATGAAACTCAACAATCAACACCAGAAGAACAATATTTTTCTAGGTCTAAAAATACTTGGCTTTATGTTTCTGATATGTCAGATATGCATGTTCGCAGGGCTTTTAAAAGATTATTGAGAATGATTAGATTAGGACAGTTAATCGAATTATCTGACTACGATGGCAGTGATAATAAAAGTTTTGTTAAAGACGAATTAGATTCAATAATACATCATTGTGAAAAAATTAAGAAAAAAATTTCAGAATGAAATTATTAGCTATTTAGAATTTAAACTTAACAAAGAATTATGTCATGAAGATACTTTTGAGAAAGATGATAAAATTAAAATTGAATATGAAAAATATTTAAATGAAATGGCAGAATTAAAAGAAGATCATTTTTTTGTTATTGATAAAAATAGAGCAAAGCTACATGAAAATATGAAAAAAAAAGATAAAGAAAGATTTAGTAAATTAAGACAATTAGGTTGCGTTGCTTGTTCTAAATTAGGCAAATTTTCAGAACCTGTTATTCATCATATTAGAAAACATACTGGTATAGGATTAAGACCACCACATGATAAAACGATACCATTGTGTCCTGAGCATCATAATATGGGAAATGAATCAATACATCTTAATAAAACAAAATTTGAAGAACTGTTCGGTACAGAACTTCATTTATTAGACGAAACAAACGAAAAAATCAAACAACTAGAAAAAGGAGATATATTTTATGGAGAAACAGATTAACAAGTTTCATGCCTTGCAACTATTTACAGATACGTTCACTGCTGAAACTGTTCATTTAACTAACAAAGCCGTAGGTATTTACATTAGGCTTTTAAGTTTTGCATGGACTAAAAATACAAAGCCATTTACAACACAATCAGCATACAGAATTTGTCAATGTATGGACGACCAATGTTGTATTGATGTTTATGAGGTTCTTGAAGAATTTTTTAAAGTAGATCAAGACTGCGATGACAGAAATAAAAAAACCTGGATTCATAAAAGGCTAGTCAAGGAGCACCAATATTTAAGTGAAAAGTATCAAAAAAGATCAGATGCTGGTAAAAAAGGTGCTGAAGTTAGACATTCTGCCAATGGCATAACTTTAACTCCTAGTCCTAATCCTAATCCTAAACCTAATAATAATAAATATGACTATGACCAAGACTTTGAACAGCTATGGAATTTGTTAAAAATTAAACGAGGTAGCAAATTTAAGGCTCATAAATTTTGGGAAAAGCTATTAAATTTAATGCCTAGTATTGAGCAAACTGCTAGTATTTATAATAAACAAATGATCAATGTTGATAAACAGTACATACCTCATTTTTCAACTTGGCTAAATG